GTCCAGAAGGAGAGATGCCTTCGTTCAATCCAATAGAATACGATCCAAGTAAACTTATAAAAACAGTTACTCCTACGCAGTCTCCACAACAACCAGAATATAGACCTGTCATTCCGAAGAAAAAAGAAGAAAAAGAAACAATAGAAATACCACCCTGCCCTGGTAAAAGAGATTTAAGAATTGGTTCATTTGTTAACGAAAAACGTCTAGAACGTGTTTCTGGCTATAAAAGAGGGGAAGATGGGATTGAATGTATAACTCTCTATGAGAACGTACCGTTCAAAGATCAGTACATACCGAATCCTCCACAGCTTGTTAGCACTGCTGTTATTGCTAGCGTTGCTGCCACTACTCCATTACTGCTTAATATTGTCAAACCTTTAATAAAAAATTTAATAAAAAAGCTTACAAAGAAGAAAAATGATGTAAAATGATATTAAGCATCTGTCTCTGGTTTGGTATCCAGACGTAAAGAGGTTGAGTAATTTCATTAAGTTGGTTACTTTCTCGGCAGTTGCTTACTTAGCAAAAGTGTTTTTGAGATTTCCTTTTGCTTATAAATTAGTAGGTAGACTAGTTGGAAGGGGTCTATCTACTTTTTTATTTTTAAGGTAGAATGTTCATCCGTAGATAAGTTTAATACCCGTGACTTGTCTACTTTAATTTTGATGTATAATAAATATTAGGCA